AGTGCCGCCATTTTTAGCCATTTGTTTGCTCAGCTCCCTTTGTAGTTCATAGGCCAGCACATCGCCACGCCATGCCTCATCTATTTCATTTAAACATACCGCCCGGCAGCTACTCCAAACTATTTCTTTGTCATCTTTTTTAGTTTGGAAAGTAAGCAGCATTTCCCGGCGTTTATCGTCGGTAATATCTGCAAGGCAATGGTAAAAATGGCGGCACTATTTACGACTGCTGCACCAAAAAAGAACTTTATACCGTTTAAACACAAACACCATGCAAACAGATAAAACAACAACGGCAAAAATGAAAACTTTGATATTGGCAGCATTAGATAGAATGGATGCGGATGATTTGCTTGATTTTTTCTATGATAAATGCTGTTCCCAACGTGAAAAAGAGAATTTGCAGGATAAAATGTCTGGCCTGTTAAGTATGGAGGGGTTTATTATCCTTAAAGTGCCTAACATTGAGAAGCAAGACAAATTAAAAACCTTTGTTTGCTCTGAAATATTCCCATACTACAATGAACAAAAAGACCTTTTATTTCCTAACCTCTAAATAAATTAACCACTATGAAAAAAGCAATTAAACAATGGTTTGCAGAATTTTTCAGTCTTGAAAATGCAACCTGTTACAATTTTTAAGCATGACAGGGAAGGGGAAAACCTTAAAGGCATCCTTCCCTATTTATTAAACCTTAAAAAAAACAAAGCAATGAACAACGATAAAAGAACAACAAGGGAAAATGCAATGCTATGGTGGAATAATCTTGGTAATGCAGAAAAAATTAAATTTTGGAATAAATACCCTTATATGATTCCATCATTTTCTACCAGACTACCAAAAGACTTGACCGGCGTAGAAATAGAAAGACTATACACTGCGGAACATCCCACAGAAACAGAAAGTAAAGGACAAGAACCTGAAGTAGATTTATTGGCTCATGACAATTACCCATTTGGTTCAACTGCTGAATTGGGGAGTAGAGAAAGGAGTTTATATGAGCATAAAAAAGAAAGTTTTATTGCTGGTTATAATTCATTAGCCGAACAAAACAAACTACTAAGGGAGGCTTTGCGTAAAAATCACCAATGGGCTGTATGTTTATTAGCAGATATTGAAGCTGGCAATGTGGAATATGATGAAAAATACTGCCTTGAATTGAACCAAGATATTTCAGAAACAACCAACCTGCTAAAATAACATATTAAAATTACCCGCTATGACACCAAAAATAATAATAACCCTCCTTGCTATTGCCCTTGTGGTAATGATGTGTTTGGCTTCCTGCTCCCCTAAATCTTATTCTGGGATAGTATATAACTGTTCAAATGATACTGTAATGTGTGAATGGGGAAAATTTAAGATACTGGACGGATCAAAGCCATGTGGTAAAATGGCTACGTTCAGGGTAACCGTAAACCGTAAAAAGATTAACGCAAACCTTTTAAAATAATACACCATGTACACCCCTGAAATGATAAAAGAATTAAAACCAAATGAGATATTTGTTTATGGAAGCAATCAATTTGCCATTCATGGAGCGGGGAGTGCAAAGATGGCAAAAGATAATTTTGGGGCTATTTATAAAGATGTTCCTATGGGTTTATGCGGCCAATCGTATGGGATAATTACAAAGTCATTTAATGATACTCCCGTTACTATAGATTTTATTCGTAATCAGGTATCGGTGCTTTATGACTTTGCCGAACTACGTCCTGATTTAACTTTTTATGTCACAAAAATTGGTACAGCACTCGCCGGGTTCTCTTTGGAAGATATAGGGGGCTGCTTTATCGGCAGGCCAAAACCAAAGAATATTATTTTACCAATAGAATTCTCAAAACAATAAAAACCTTAACAAAAAAAACTAATTTTATGGCACCCGCTAAAAAACAACCGCTAAAAGGTTACAAAGTATTCAATCCGGATTTTACTTGTAAAAACTTTAAATATGAAGTAGGCAAAACATATAAAATGGATGGTGAAATATCTATCTGTAATCGTGGATTCCATTTTTGTATAAAGGCACCCGATTGCTTCAATTATTATTCATTTGACCCGGCTAATATTGTGTGTGAAGTGGAAGGACTTGGGAAAATTCAAACCCATTCCGATGATTCAAAAGTATGTACAAATGAACTAAAAATTGTACGCCGGTTAGAATGGGCAGAAGTATTACAAGTAGCGAATGAAGGCTCAAATAATACAGGCCATTCAAATAGCGGTAACTGGAATAGCGGTAACAGGAATAGCGGTAACTGGAATAGCGGTAACAGGAATAGCGGTAACTGGAATAGCGGTAACTGGAATAGCGGTAACAGGAATAGTGGTGACAGGAATAGCGGTGACAGTAATAGCGGTTACAGGAATAGCGGTAACTGGAATAGCGGTAACTGGAATAGTGGTAACTGGAATAGCGGTAACTGGAATAGCGGTGACAGGAATAGCGGTAACTGGAATAGTGGTGACAGGAATAGCGGTGACAGTAATAGCGGTTACAGGAATAGTGGTGCTTTCTGTACTGATGATAACCCTGTCTTATATTTATTCAATAAGCCAACAAAAATTAAAGTTAAAGAGTGGGAGCAGCATAAGGCAGTACAATTAATGAGCAATTTAGAACCAACAATATGGGTTCCTGCATACATGATGAACGATCAAGAAAAGAAAGCCAATCCAAAATACGAAACAACTGATGGATATTTAAAGACTATTACCCACAAAGAAGCATGGGCAAATATGTGGGGCAATTTAACGGATGAAAATAAAAAAGTATTCACTACACTGCCTAATTTTGATTGGAATATATTTACAGAAATAACAGGAATTGAAAAACAATAATTCACTAACCAATTAAACCTAACCTACCATGATTAATAATAAGGAATATGTAATTTACCAATTTAACCGTGTTATGGGGAGTAAAGAGCATTTGGCATTAACTGAAGCAGAATTAAATGGATTGGATAGTAACCGTTTTGAAACCGAAGAAGATGCAATTAAGTATTTGGAAGATAATAAAATGCTCTACGAACACTACACCATTTTACCAATAATTTACATAACAGATTAAAACTAACCTACCATGTTAAAAACAGTAACCAACGGAACAACTAATTACAGAGCCGAAGTAAAGGCCCACTATCCCCCAACTATTACCGATTCCTTTGTGGACGATTTTGGGGAACTTCAGTACGTTTTGGCTAATGGGCATACTACACCCGCCAGCCGATATAACGCCGTCTGGAATCCACCTAAAGGACTGGTAAAAGCCAAGTGGGAAACCAAAGGCGATGGAATAGACAGCAGAACTAATTGGATTAAATAACTTTTAAATTTAAAAACAATGGCTAACATGAGTTATTGTAGGTTTGAGAACACCTACGGAGATTTACAAGATTGCTACGATGCTTTAATTGAAGCGGGCAGCATAAAGGAAGTTGAAGAAAAGGCAAACGAATATGAGAAAAAATACATCCGCAAATTGGTAGAATTGTGTAAAGATATTGTTGCTGATTTCGGAGATGATGACGAAGAAGACGAAGATTATTAATAACATATTAAACTTAAAAACAATGAGAACAATGTACCGAATTACCTTATTGCCTAACCATAACATTCTTTGTCAAGAATTGGCAATAGCGGCAGCCCGTAGTAATGGATTACCGGAATCCAAAAAAACAACTACCCGGGAACTGGAAGTAATATTCAAACATGAATGTTCCAAATACCCTACATCCAATGAAAACATGACCTTTGAACCAATAGGGGATAACCTTGTTCATGTTGACCGAAAAGTATTAGATAAATACGAAACGGTTCTTATCTTGGAGCAAGTGGATATACTTGAAATACCCACGCTTCAAAGGTATGATGATGAACCACAAGGCTTAAACAACGACAACCACGAATATTTATTAAACTAAAAAAAACTAACTATGCCCTGCCTAATTTTATCCCTTCTTTGTTTCTATTTGATATTTGCTAAATGGATTATCAATAACGTAAGAGGGAAATAGTTTTGTTTTTTCTTTGGAGGTTTAACGTAGGCTGGCGTATTATTGCGCTGGCCTTTTTTTATGTAAGAAGCCCCCGTAGAAACAGGGGCCGTCAATATCCAAAACTATGAAAAACTATTATGAAAAATATAATTCAACTTCTCTTTTACGTCTCCCGATTATTTCTTTTGGTTTATTCCACATCATAAAGGCGTTGGTTATGCTTTGTTGAGAAGCATTAGCGTTTATTCTTTTTAGTAGAGTGGAATTTTTAAAGGCATTTACCCCTACATTATAGGTGAAGGAAACAAGGGCATCAAATTGGTTTTGGTTAATATCATCCCTTGTATTTGAATATACTGCCAGTTCGTATTGTTTAAGTATCCACCGGAATAATTCCATTGCTCTTTTTTCGGTTATAGGCGGATCGGTCATTTTAACTTTGGAGCCATCCTCATAAAAAGTATTTCCAACCCCGATAGTTGGTATTCCCTTCGTATCTAAATAAGGCTTTAATCTTACTCCCTCGTTATTCATTAAGAACTTTAGCCCATTTTCGGACATTTGTTTTATTTCACTTGTAGGTTTGTCTATTGGCATAGATTAATTTAAAATCTGGCAAATGGTTTAATAATAGATATTGAACCTGTTTTATTTGAATAATAAGAAATAGAAAATTGAAGACCACGTCTATTTTTATATGTTAGGCCGCCACCGATAGCAAGATTTAAATTTTTATCGCTAAAATCATTCATGCCAGAAACCATTAACCCTAATTCACGCTTTGGTTTTAACTGTTTTGCATATTTTTCAAGGGCTGCA